GGTGTTGTTGTCGGGGCTGGGGGTGTTGTTGTCGGGGCTGGAAATGTTGTTGTCGGGGCTGGGGGTGTTGTTGTCGGGGCTGCAATTCAGAAACCGGAGGCCTCACGGATGTACGACAACGCTTTTCACCTTACCCTTTCACAGGTCATTGAGGGCTACAACCTGGCTGCCCAGGCACGCGCCCTCAGCCCGAACACCATCAGAGATTACAATCACACGTTCAAACAGTTCAGAAAACATCTCGGTTCAGATCCGCTGTTTTTCACCATCCCTGCACAACACATTACTATCAATCACCAGCTCGAGCCCCAACTCCCGATCCCACACAAAAGCCTGTGCCATGCGCACGGCCCGGTATCCCTTTTCCACATGCCAGGCATCCGCTGCTGTCACAGAGCTGATCCGTCGCACTTTAACTCCGCCCACTTCCACCGCCTGTTCGTGATGTAAATCGCCCAGGTGCCACTCCCGAAACAGCGTCTCTCCCCAATCCTCAGCCCGTTCCTGCTGCATCAGGTGAAAAATGCGTTTGCCTTCCTTGCCATGAGAAAACCCCACCAGGTTTACCCCATAGCGCACGTACTTTCTGGGGCCCGGGTTGATGTCAACGTTCACATCCGGGCAGTTGTGATAATACGCATTCAGCGTGTACACCGCGCAGTAACTCAACGTTTTATCGTGGTTCCCGGGCACATACATCACCTCCACCGGCGCGAGCTGACGCAACTGTTCCACCGCCCAAATCAAAATCTGCACCCCCATGTCATACATCTTTGCCCAACGTGTGTCGGTATCCACCGGGGTTCCCGCAGTGGTCATGCTGGTGGTGTTGTCTACGTGAAAAAAATCCTGCCCCACCGGGAAGACGATCTTCTCAATCGGCAGGTTGTAGTGAGCCACTTTGCCTAAAAAATCTCTGACGGTCTGCACATACAGCGACTTTGCGATCTTCAGGTCATAATCCTCGCCGGTTTCTGGCGCCCACGCCAACTTGCCCAGGTGCAAATCCATGATCGGCAATTCCAGCATCTTCCGCCCTGGGCGATAGCTGAACTGCTCCAGCACGGGGCTTTTCAAATCTCTGAACACCTGCGCCACCACATCCGACGAGATCGTCCCGGTCGGTTTCAACCGCAGCTCAACCAAAAACTGGAAGTTTCTGCGCGCTTCCGGGCTTTCCACCCCGTCTTTGTCGCGCAGTTTCATCGTCACATCCCACCAGTTGCGCTTGATTTTAAAAGACAGCACTTCCCACTGCAGCGGATCCAACCCCATCTTCCGCATCACCGTCTGCGGATCCTGGCTCTCCTCTTCCGAGAGCATAATCAATCGTTTGGTGGTCCAGGTGCCGTCCTCATGATAAATGCGCTCATCCAGGCCTTTGGCGTTGTCTTCAACGTCTTCCAATTTTTGTTTGGTGCGCAGATGGCGTCGAATCCCGCTCAACTGGGTTTTAGCTGTATTTTGCGAGAGCTTAGCGCCGTAAAGTTCTCGCATCAAATCCTGGGCGTAGCCTTTTTTAGACAAAACCTCCTGGTCAAAAGCATCCAGTTTCATAAAGTACCCTTTTGCCGTCGTTGGTTATTTTGTTACGGGTGTTCATCGGTGTGGGTTGTGTGAATCCTGATCAACCAGTCAAGGTCGTGCACCGGAGCATCCGGTATCTCTTCCGGCGGCGTCTCCACCTCCGTAATTCGGGTGTACTGCGTCATCCCGCTGAGCCAGCCCGTGCTGATTTTGTACCAGCCTCCCTGCTCTTCGGACGCATAATGGATTTCGCCGGTCAGAGCATAGTCCAAAACGGCAGAATTTGCGTTAGGTGCTTCGCGTATTTTCATGTTACCAAGCATCTCGATGATGTACATCACATCTTCTTCGACAGGCGGTTCTACGGGTGGAGTTTCTACGTCCCATTCCGCTTCGATTATCGCTTTGCCAAGTTCAGGGTACACGTTAAACGCATGGTAATACTCCCACCAGTTGCACCCAGAAAACCCATGCTTTTTCGCTTCCATAACGAATATCTTTTGGTCAGCAGCAATCGCCTTCCAGCCGTGCTCCGCAAAAGCTGCTCCGGTCGGTATCATCGGCACCTGCGGAAAAGCCTTATACTCCGCGATAGTCCGCGCCAGTTGTGACGGCACCGTTCCGTTGGCGCTCATCCAGTACACCTGCGGCATATTCCAGTCGCAGTGGGCTAAGAACTCTCTGTATGGAAACTTGGCGTGCAGTGTCGGAAATCGGTAGGTGGACAAAGCAAGTTTCATGTTAGGCAGTGCGCCCTTCAACTGGTCACAGTACGCCTTTGCCAGTACCTTGTTGTTCGGATTATCGCGGTACTGATGTTCCGCGTTAATCACCAGCCCGTCGAAAGGAAGTTTTTTCAGCTCGGTTATGGCGCGTTGCGCTTCGCCGTTCACGCCGTAAACGTAGTGATAGCCGAGCACCTTGATTCCTGCTTTGTGGCACAAACTCACAAACGACGGCAGGTAATTCCAGTTGCCGTTCACGTCAGAGTACGTGCCGTCAGCAATTTTAGGAATCACGTGCGTCATACCCGCCTGTTTCAGGCGATCCACGACGGCGTTCATGTTTCCGCCCTCGCAGCGTTTCAAAATCCAGATATAAATTCCTTTGCCTTGCATATCACACCCTCCCCAGGTAGGTCATGCCGAAGACTGGCGAGTAGTCGCTGACCCGAATTACATTCAGATCTCCACCTCTATTTTGGTACACAACCACTTCCAGGTAGTCATTTATATTTAAGTTGTAAGGCGTCGATAGCAACATATTCACGCTGCCGTGCCCCGGACGCCGGTCCGAGGCGATCATCAGGCTCCCGTTCAGGCGGATGTTGACCACGCGCTCACCTGTTGCGTTATCCGCGAACACGATGTTTGTAAAAATCGTGTACATGCCCGCCGTTTTACATGTCAGCCGACCTGTGTTGCTGACCGTACTGTGCATCTCATCCGTGTCCCAGTGTTCGTTGTTAAACGTCAGTACGGTATTGGTGGAGTTGGGGATCGAGATGTTAGCGCTGTTGTATACGCGTGCCGAAGGGATCACTCCGGCAACAGCTTCGTGCAGCGCCAGCATGTTGTCCCTCACATACGTGTTCCACCAGCTGGACGGGATCACCTCATTCGTCACTGCGGTTGGTACGGGTTGATAACTCATCGTTAATCTCCTTTTTATCTATAATCCCCACACGCTCACATCCCACTCACCCACGTCCCAGCGGGCGGTGTTGGGTTTTACATCCTGCAACATCGGGTGCAATTTGATGGTTGTAATAATTTCTTGTATCGACGATCCGCTTTCATGCGAGATTTTATTAACAAAAAACGTCCGATCGATGTCAAAGCTGTCCAGCACAAGGCGCAACCGTTCTTCCAGGTCAATTGCGCACCCCAGATCCGGTCGGTTGATCAGCATAATTTCAGGGTATTCCTTCGGCTCATTTAAATATGCCAGCAGCACATCAGCAAAACTTTGCGCCACATTCACATCTGTCAACCACTCATAATCGAACAGAAAGGTGGCTGGCAGTCCGATCCCCGCTTCAGCGCTTTTCTCAATCAGAATCGGCTCCGGCTTATAAATCGGCTTGCCCTTAATGACCAGTTCGGTCAGGTTAATTCCCGACCCCGAATCGTTGGTAATGTCCACCTTGGCGTCGCGTGAAAATGCGGTCAATACCACATCCAGCCCAACGGGGTCGTAGCTGTCAACATACACACCGTCTGCGGGCACGTTCTGCTCCTGATATCGATAACGGCACCACAGGGTCAGCGTTTCACCGTCAGCAATTGTCACCGGTTTCAACAACTCCCACAACGGACTGTCGGCTGGGCCTAAAACGCGCGGATACACCGACACATGCACAATCGACCGGGCGTAATCCCAGGGCATCGGGATATAAATATTTTTACCGATCTGGTCTTCAGTGATAGTGTGCGACACAGCATCTGAGTTGTACCTGCTGCGGAAACGCGCGGTGCTATCTGCATCCACGCAGAACCTGCCCATGTCGGCATTTGCCAGTTTGTGGATTTCAGACAACCCGTCAGCGCCCGACGTCCAGTAATAGTCCATGATGTTCACGCCGGGCTCTATTTCGCGCCCAAACGGGTATTGGAGATTATCTAAAATTGCTCCGATCGCGACGTCCACGCCCTGAGCTTCCAACAGGGGGATGTCTGGTTTGTTCGAGTTCAGCCAGCCAGCCCCGTCTTCAACGATCAGGGTTGCCGTCTGTTGATAGCCGCTGGGACGGATGTCAGCGATGAAACCGGTGAACAGGTTGTAGTGCGCGCCCTGATGCCATATGACGAAGTTGGCCCGCCGTCCGGGTTGCAGCTTGCCGTACAGGTCGCCGTCCTTATTCCACGGGTCATAACGTCCGTCACGGTTGTCCACTTCCAAAATCAAACGGCCCACTGCAGGCGATTCCAAGCCGCCGCCCGGCGCGCCGATCATCCTGTCACGCCCCCGATCCAGCGCGTAGCGCGTCACCCGCGGTGCCTCATTCTGCCAGCTCTCTTCAGCCCCGGTTCCATCCCAGTCTACGAATAGCTGGTATCCCAGGTGCTCATAACCTTCAGGCTCTTCAATATAATCGATAATCAGGGCGGGAGAATTTGCAACATTCCCCACTGTTTGCACGGGTCTTATAATCCCAAATTCGGGACCAGTTGGCGCAATTCCGTTTTGGTCTCCGCTGTTGTTAAAACTATAGTAGGTAAAGCCCACTCGATTAATCCACGTTAAATCAAGATCATCGCTGTAATTTATGCCTGAGCGTGGCAGTCCAGTCCACGTTAAATCCAAACCACCAGTCAAACAGCCTGCATAAGCTGCCTGCATATTGCCCGCTGTAAGCGGGTCTTGAGCGCTCCAATCATGTTTTACGATTCTGATATCAGGTGAAGTGTTGCTGGCTAATGTGATTCTCAATCGAGCACGTAACACCACAGCCCCAATACTCAAAATAGACGTATCGAATTTTAGAAAACTTCGAAAGACCGTGTAATCTCCGCCCGCTTCACTTTGCCCAAAAATCGGTAGCTCACGATTAGGGGTTAAAGAGCTTGCGGTAGTTCTGGCTGTCGCATAGTTAGCGCTTTCACCGCGTACATCGGTGTAAGTGTCTTTATCCGCCAATATCACCACGCTCTTCATGTCCTCAGCGCCTCCCGCATCTCTTTTTGGATATAGGGTGCCAGCGACCGCTCCACCCAGGCCTGATCGGCAAAGTTGAACGGGGTGTAAATATTGACGATGACGTTTCCGTCTCCCCCTCCGCCCATCATCGCTGCGGCTTGCCGGTGGGGCACCACATAACCGCGTTCCGTCGTCATCATGTACTCATCGCCCAGCTCACGCCAGCGGTACATATGCCCCGGGTACACAGGCCCGCCCGTCGCTTTCATCTCGGGTGAACCAATACTGCCTGCCCCGTCGCCGCCGCCTCCTCCGGGCAGGTCAGGGATACTGCCGGTCGTCTTCAACCGGATGAGCACCTCGTACTCCTTGGCAATTGCATCCAATTCCGCTTGCAGCTCGCTCACTTTCGCCTGGGCGCTGACCACCGACCCCTCCAGCGGCATGAAATAATCCACAAACACCGCCGCGTCCTTCACAAATTGACCAGGGTCATCGAGCAGCGTCTGCAAAAGTTCGGGCATCTCCAGGTCATACGCCACCTGGTATCGATGCTCCGCGCCCAGCGTCGTACCCAGCGCCTTGTCAATTGCGTCCAACCGCGTCACCAGCTCATCGCCTTTCACGCCCGCGTCCTGCATCCCCTGCACCAGGTCATCCGCCAGGCTCGACTTCCAATCCTCCTGGGCGCGCACCAGCACTTCCATCGCCCGCGCCAGGTCGGTCTCCATCTTCTGCTGCAGTTTTTCCAGCTCAGCCATCGCCGCTTCTACATCGATCTCGATCTCCACCCCAGCATAATCCGGCAGCCCCTCCAGTGCCTCGCTCAACCCGGCAACCGCAAACGCTTCTTCGATGGTTGCGCCCGCTGCCAGCGCCGCCATCACCGCATAACCGGATGCCTGGGTTGCGGCCCACTCTTGTTCTGCTGTCATTTCTGCAATCGCCCCGCTCAGCTCGTCGATGACCTCGGTATTCACCACTACCGAGTAACTCAGGGCTTGCATATGATTTTTATACTCATGAGTTGTGATAATCCCCAACTCCTGAGCCTGCTTCAACACCTGCTCCGCCTCGACCATACTCATCACCTGTTCTGTATGGTGTTTTACCAAGTTGGTGCCCCACTCCAGCGCAGCACCCAGCGCCGGGTTCTGAGAAATATAACTCGCCTGCACATCCTTTGCATTGCCCATCGCGGTTGTGAACCGGTCCCAGGGGTCCGTGGCGGCATCGGCACTGCCGCCCAGTTGCTGGATTAATAGATCTCCCTTTTCCAGTACCTCATTCAGCAGCGCCATCTGCTGTTCCTCAGAGGTCAATTCTTCCACGGTTTTGCCCAGCGATTTGGCTAATTTTTCGTTGGCTTGGCCAACTTTTACCAGTATCCCCAGGTTGTCCAAAATCAGCGAGCTCGAGCGCTTGATGCCGCGCGTGATGCTCTCGTACATGTAGGCGGTGTCGCCCAGTTTCGGGTTCAACGCGCTGGCGGCTTTCGAAATTTCTAACAGTTTAGTGTTGTTTTCTGCAAACGCCAGCGTCAGTTCCTCGGTCATCCCGGCTGCCAGCGTCTGAAAACCGGACATCAAATCCAGTTCAGTGACAATCCCGCCTGCCGCCTGCCGCCAATCATCCAGGACCGCCGTGCTCATCCCCATCGATTCCATCAACGTGGAAAAAGCCCGTTCCGTCTGTACGAACTCGGCTCCGCCGCGGGTGTAATCGAAGACCTGTTCAAAACCATCGGCGACTTTTTTTACAACTTCCAGCGCCTGGTTGATGCCGATGGCGAAGATTTTCCAATCGTCCGCCGCCTGTTTAATAACATTGGAAGATTGGTCCGTGGCTTTGATGATGATTTCAACAACCGATGATGGCATTTAAAACTCCACTTCCTGTTGATACAGCCATAATAACAACTTTTTCTCAGCATCGCTGAACTGGCTCACGTCCTTAATCTCCATCGCGTGCCATTTTTTCATCAGCAAGTACACCACTTCCAGCAGCTCCATCCGTTCCATCAACACCGCATCCTGATCCAGGTAGCCGCCATGTTCCGGAAGGCAGTCCCAACGCCTGCACATCCATAAAATATCCAGTTCCATCGGCCGCGGACCCTTCCCGGCGGCATAATCTGCGGCCTGCTGAATCAGTTTTTTCCCGTTACCCGCAGGCTTTCCATGTGTTTGTAAACCAGGGTGCAGATGTGCATCACCAGGGTTGCCACACGCGGGTCAAACACAGCTTCCAGCGGCGTCTCCAGTGAAAAATATGCGCACTCCCAGTTTTCAATCAATCCCAACCGCACGATCACAGCCCACAGCTCCACAAACAACATCTCGCGGTTGTTGATAGAGCCTGAAAACACCGCCCAAAACTGCAGGGCTTGCTTGACGGTGATCTTTTCTGGCAGGCTGAACTTGGCCTCAAACTGTTTCAGGTCATACTGCACGCTTCCGCCGCTCATAAGGTTGCCACCTCATTCACCAACACCATCTCAAAAAAGCTGTTGCTGGTGGCGTTGTACCGGCCGCGGAACTGCCCGGTGATGATGTCATCGCCGTCATCCTCGCCCATCGGGTCGAAACGATCCCATTTTCCGGTCAGGTCTACAATCAGCGTTTTGTTGTTGTAAGTGCCCGCTTTTGTCAGCGCCGTGCCCTCACATTTCAACCGGATCAAGCGCGCTACGCTGGCCCGATAATTTGCCAGTTCTGCTTTGGCGCCGCCGGAGGTCATCTCCATCGTCAGGTTCAGCATGATCTCTGGCGAGCGCTGCTTGTAGGTGCTGTACGAGCGCGACCCATCCGCGGTGTATAACGGCACCCAGCCGGTTTCCACGGTCAGCGTGGCGTTGATCAACACGCCCGAAACCAGGGTTCCCCCATGACTGCCGCTGACCGGATCGATATACAGCTTGGTCAGCCCAAACAGCAGTTCCTCCACAGTCGGCACCACCGGCGATGCCGCAAACCCGTCGCTGTCATCCTCCACGCCCGTGGTTTCCCAGACTGCGCCCAGCATCCAGGCGGCGCCGCGTGCGCCCGTCAGCGAGAAGCTTTTCACAAACGCGCCGCCCGCTTTGTCAACTGAGATATTGTCGCCGTTTTTGATGCTGTAGGTCTGCAGGTCAGAAGCGGTCTTCAAATCCGCAGTCTTGATCGGCATGAGATACTGGCGGATAAAACCGGTTGCTCCCCCGCCGGTGTCTGCCGCGGGTGTTGCCCTGGCGATCCCCGCGTCCAGAACATGGCCCAGCTGCTCAAACGTCGCCGGGTGGTCCGGGATCTTCAGCTCGCCCCGATGCTGCGGGAAGTACTGTCGGTCCGTTCCGGGAAACACGCCGATGTTCTCCTCGGGGAACACGCCCACCCGCTGATCTTCCAGCTGCCCTGGCCCGCGCCAGTTAAACCAGGTCGCGGTGGGGGTCCCAAATGCCGACTCCCGGCTCATCTGGATCTGGCGCAAAGTCGTTATTCCATACTCAACAGTCATTTCAAATCTCCTTCGTCATCATTAACCAATGGTTTAATTTCTTCCTTAGGTTCCTCCACCCGTTTGGCAGGCGCCTTTTCAACCTCACCAGCAACGTTTTTGTACAACCCGGTTAGCACCAACGCTGCCGGGTCCACCCCCAGCGCCTCAATCTCTTTTTTGGTCAAATTTCTGGCCGGGACGCCGACCACAAACCCGCCGCCCATATATTTCAACATTTCAAAGCCTTTCTGTTAATTTGTTTGCACATTTTCAACCCGATTTCATCTTTATTTTTGTCAAAACGCTTTACACGCGCTCCTTTATCCTCGCGCAACGGCGATCTGTTCAACTTCCTTCACCACATAATACAGATTGATGCCCGTAAACATCCGGTCGCCATACTCCATCGCCGCGGGGCCCTCGTAGAAGTTCCCCTCTGTGGGGGGGATGATCTGCGTCACCGCCCCGCCCAGCTGCAGGTTCTGGGCAAGCACATTGCGCACCGCGGCAATCAACGGCACGGCTGTCCCCACCCCTTCGGGCAGCAAAGTCACGCTCACCAGCAAACTCAACCTCACCCGGTGATACGCCACCGCCGGGCTGCCCATCCCATAATTCTGGGTGCCGCTCTCCGGGAACCACAACAGCGTTGGGCTGGCAACAATCTGCCCGGGCAAGTCATCATACGCACGCACATCAGCAATCCCATCGATGGTTTTCAACACCTTCGTCAAAGCGTCTTTCCAATTTTCAATCGCCATATTCTCACCTTTACACGGCCAGCTGTTTCGCAATCCGCTGCACCGCCTGTTCAAATGCCTGCAGCACCTCGGGCCTGGCTTTCTTTAACCCCTCCTGCATGTACAGGCGCGGTTTCAACCCGTACCGAGAAATTGCCCGCGCTACAAAAAAGGCCACTCTTTCCGCTTCCGCGCCCTTCAAGCCGAACTTACTCTCCACCCAGTACTGCAGCTGCGCCCTGTTCGGCCAAAACGGGCTGGCGCCAAATTCCATCACCCGCGCATAGGGTGTACGCGCCCCCACCACACCCGATATGGTCTTCACCGGTCCTCCCTTGTTTTTCACCACGCCTGTAATCCGGCTGATCAGAAAGCGTGAATTATGTGGCGCCAGCGCTCGTGCTTCCCTGGCAACCGCCTCGACTGCGCTGCCCATCGCCGTACCGACCTCAGCCCCTGCGATCTTGTCAAACTCAGCAAATCGTTTGGCCAGCTCTTCCAGGCCGCGAACCTCAACCTCATAATCCATGGTTAACCGACCCCCGTCCTGATATATCGGCTCATGCGCTCTTCCGCTTCAGGGTCCCACCGTCCCACCCACAGCATCCGGCCGCCCACTTCCAGCCCGCCGCGGGTGTCCACGTACCCCTGCTGCGCCCGTGCCAGGTCGCGCACCACGCTGATCATCGCCGCCAGGGTAATGTCCATCGGTGGGCGCCACATCTCAATTTCCGCATCCTGGGCGTGCGCCTGCGCCACACTACCGTTTTGAGCGCGCACAACCACAGCCGTGTCGCCATCCGTATCATCGATCGTCACCGAGCGCACAAACAGCATCTCGTCATCAATCCTGATTAACCGCCCGGTTTGCAGAACCGTTCCCAGCCCATACAAATCTTGCACAACCCCGCTCTCAATTCGCATCACGGTGGTTTCTGCGTCCAGCGCTTCTTCCAGGTGCAGTGCGCTGCCCTCCCAGCAGGCAGCCCTGTCATCCGTGAACCCCCAATCCCCTGTGATCCGCACCGAACGCTCCCCCGACGGGAACCGACCCCCGTCCGACAGCCTGAGCATGTTAAAACTTCCCGGGGCGTTGCTGTTCCAGCTCACCGCTCCCCGGTAATCCTCTGCGGCCAGCGCACTATACTCAGCAGCACCCTTACGGATCGCCACCGACTCAATCGCGATCAAATCGGGAATCCACACCGCAATGTTTCCGCCGTCAAAATGCAACGCGCCTTTGCGCGGGTAAAAACTGCGCTTACAGCGTCGATCAATCGCCCGACTCACCCCAACACATCGGCGATATAAGGGCCCGTCGTATTTATCGATCTCCGGTCGGATCAAATCTGGTGCCGCTGCCTTGATCTCTTCCGGTGTCACATAAAGATTCATGTCACTCTCCTCACCACATCGGCAACGATGGTAAACACACCGCCGTACGGCTCAACCGCGCTGCCGCTGCTGGCGATGCCCTGTATTCCATAGAAATAATTTCCTGGCTTAAACTGAGCGGTGATCCCGGGGCCCAGCTTCAAAGTCAATGTCCCGCCTACATAGGTCAGCGACGCATCGCTGCGGCTGTCCAGGACTTTGCCGTTGATGACCAGGAGGTCTCCGGTTGTATCAATGAACAGTAAGGCCTGGGTGTCCTTATCCGAGAGGTTGCGTTTGATCGCCAGCTGTTGTTTCGCGGCTGGCAGACTCACGTCTTCAATCCCAATATTCCATGAATTACCGCGCGTTTGCGTAATTGCGGTCTGCGTGATGTAGGTCAGGATTTCCGCTGGCGTCATCGTCAGCGTGCGTTTGGCGTGTGTCCAGATGTTTTCCGCCGTGGGCATAATCGGCTCAAGCGCTTCGGCGATGTCTTCTGCTATGCCGGAGATGTCCACCGTCGCGCTGGCATCCACCACGTTTGGCGTGGTGAAAGTCAGTTGGTCGGTTTTGGCTTTGATTGCTGTAACGTTGGCATCGCTGTTAGTCGCCACTGTGAAACCGAAAGCCGATAACGTTCTGGTGGCGAAACTCCAGATGTCCGAAACTAACGTTCCGAAACTGGATAGCGTTCGCGTCGCAAATCCCCACACCGCCGCGGGAATACCGCTCACATCCGCCTTGAAAGTGCTTGCGTTATCCGTGTTCGCAAGCGTTCCGGTAACGTTCAGCTTATCAAGGTAACCTGCCCGCGTTGCCGTGAGCCGTGTCGAGACGTTACCCGTATCCGTTTTGATGTTGGTAAGTTGTGTGTCAAGGTTCGCACTTGCCAGCCCGACCGCATCACGCACATCGGCTTTGGACAGTCCGCCGCCACCTGGATCAATAGCGTCAATCGCTTCCATGATGGCTTCGAGTGTTTCATTAGTCCATGTTGCACCTTTGATCGCGGATAGCGTGGCTTCGAGTGCCAACGCGGGGTCGTAGCCGTCAACAGATTTGTTGCCTATATTCACTTGACCCGAACCATCCATTCCTTGGGATATATTATACTGTCCATGTCCGCGCCGTCCGCGCCCTTCGTTATATTGTCCGGAGCCTGTTTCACCATCTGACACGTTTCCTTGTCCGGCATAGAAACCCATGTTAACTTGTCCAATTCCACCGCCCTCGTTATACTGACCAAAGCCCTCCTCGTTCAAGTTC